ATTACTAACTTTAGTTAATTCATCAATACCTTTTAAGATAGGAATTAATGCTTCTTCTATAGAATACTCAAAATTACATAAATACTTATTAAGAACGGGTAATTTAGGAATGAATTGTGATTATACAGGTTTTGATTCTTCTCATCCAGGAGAATTTTTGAAAAGATATCATAAAATATATAATCGAATTTATCAGGAAACAGATCCAAATTGGTGTCAAGCAGATGACGACATGCGTAGGAAACTTCATGAACAAGAAAATCGTCCTTTAGTCTTAGTAGATGATTTAATAATTGAATGTCCGGGGGGTTTGATGTCTGGAGGAGAAGATACTGGAGGTAAGAATAATATTGCAGGGAATTTAAATATGCGTTATGCTTGGAAGGTTTTATCAGCACAATATTGCCAGGAGAAATTTTATAAATATGATGAATACACAACAGATGCTACTTTCGGAGATGATCTTATTAAAACAATACACCCAGATGTTCTTTCTTGGTATAACCCTCAAAATATTCAATTAGTTTTAAATGAAATAGGATTTACAATTACATCAGCAGATAAGGAAACGGAATTAAAAATAGAACCTTTAGATAATTTAACATTTTTAAAAAGAAGTTTTGAATATGTAACTGTTAATATTAATGGAGTTAAGCAAAAATTTTTAGTAGGAGCTTTAGAAGATAACTGTTTTCTTAAAATGTTAAATTGGTGTAAGGCTTCAAAACGTCATAAATATTATAGAGGAGAATCAGTACATTATGACCCATCAACTATAGGACTTTCAGCTTTGACTTGTTTATCTGAAGCTGCACTTAAAGGGAAAGAAGTATTTGAACGAACACGTCAACATTTATTGCAGTGTGCTAAAACTTATCAAATGGTTTTACCTAAATTACCCACTTTTGAAAAAGCTTTTTATGAAACTTACTTTTGTTCTAATTTTCCGCAACTTGAAACTAAAGAAATAATTAGTATTGATATCAAACATAATTTACATCCTCTTTATCAAAGAAATTTTATTTTTGGAGACAGATCATTCGTTAGTATTATGCATTGTTATGAATATATAAGAGCCAAATCACATCAACAAATAGAAAAAGCAGAATTTTATTATAATAATCCTACTAAATGTAAATATGTTTATTATGTTGATAATCGTCGTG